AACTAGAGGTTTAGTTGCAATCGCCGCTGGTCTTGGGTTACTAGTTGGATCTTTACAATTATTAACATCTAATATTAGTCTAAAAAGTAGTAGTTCGTTTACTATTCTTGCTTTTGGATTAGCTGCTCTAAGCGCAGCAATAGTTATAATGGCCGTAGCTATAAGATTATTATCAGGTTTAAACCCAGGCGAATTGGCTACTGGTATTGCTGGTATTGCTGCTATGTTAGGTTTATTTATAGCAACTAGTAAGCTTTTAGAAAAGCATTCTGGCGGAATGATTAGATCTGGTATAGGTTTGATTGCCATCGCAATTGGTATAAAGATTCTGGCTGGGGCCGTAATATTATTTGCGTCAATGACGTGGGAAGAAATGGCTAGAGGATTAATTGGAGTTGTTGTCGGTTTAACGGGAATTGCTTTGGCGATGAAACTCATGCCTTGGAACTCACTACCTAAAGCAGCTGGTTTAATATTAGTTGCTATTAGTTTAAACATCCTTGCCGTTGCTGTTAAGTTATTTGCTATGATGTCTGTCGAAGATTTAGTAAAGGGATTTAGTGCGATAGCTGTTGGTTTAACGTTAATAGCTTTGGCTATGCATTTAATGCCTACATCACTACCATTAACTGCTGTTGGACTTCTTGCTGTTAGTGTTGCCTTATTAGTGATATCAAGTGTTATAGAAAATCTAGCTGGATTATCATGGGAAGAATTAGGTAGAGGCTTAGCTGGAATGGCTGCAGCTTTAATTATATTAGTTGGGGCTGCGCATCTTATGAGTGGTGCAATGGGTGGTGCAATTGCTATGGGAGTAATGGCAATAGCATTATGGGCTATAGGTAATGTTCTAGAAAAATTAGGAGCATTATCTTGGGAGGAAATAATAAAGGGATTGGTTGCTTTAGCTGGTGTATTTGCAGTTATAGGTATTGCTGCAACTTTAATAGCTCCAGCTCTCGGTCCTTTGTTTGCTCTTGCTGGCGCTTTACTTTTAATTGGCCTTGCAATAGGCGCATTTGGTTTAGGAGTAAATGCTCTTGCCAGAGGCGTTCAAATATTAGTAAATCTAGGTACTGGAATAGTTGACTGGGTAGTTGCTATAGCTAAAAAACTTATAGGAATGATACCAGTTTTAGTTAATGGTCTTGTTATTGCTTTAATAGGGACATTACAAATATTATTAGAAGCTTTACCTGTTATATTAGAACAACTTGGCGTAATTATAGCTGAAGTTCTAGATCTTTTAATTACATTGTTGCCAAAAGCTGCTGACTTTATGATAGCTCTAATTGATACTATAATACGAGTATTAAATGAAAAAACCGATGACATAATCAACGCTGGTTTTAATCTATTACTATCTTTAATAAATGGTATAACTGAAAATATTGACAAAGTTGTTACTGCAGTTGTTAACTTAATAACACAGTTCCTACTTTCATTATCCGACAACATTGGAAAGATTGTTGAAGCTGGCGTTGAGTTATTGAAGTCATTTATTGCTGGAATAGTTCAAAACATTGCTGAAATAGCTACTGCCGTTGGTCAATTAATAACGGCTTTTATGACAGCAGTCGTGTCTCAATATATGATAATTATTCAGGCAGGTGTAGACCTACTAGTCAAATTCTTAAGCGGCATTACCGATAACATAACTAAGGTTATTGACGCTGTTACTGAAGTTATAACAACATTTATAAGTGAAATTGTTGGAGCATATGGTCAAATTGCACAAACTGGCGCTGATGCATTAGTTAAGTTTATAGGTGGAATTTCAGATAATATTTGGAAAATTGGTAAAGCTACAGGCGATATTATTACTAAGTTTATTGAAACTATTAGTAACAATAGTAAGAGAATAATTAAAGCTGGTACTGATGCAATTGTTGACTTTATTAGAGGCGTTGGTGATGCTGCAACGGAGATAGCCAATGCCGCAGTAGACACGATAACTGACTTTGCTGAGGCGCTAGCTAAGGCAATTGATGATAACGTCGACCGTTTCACAGCCGCTGGACGTTCCATTGCCTGGAACATCCTTGACGGTGCTACTCTAGGATTAGCTGGTGGTGTGGTAGACCTAGCTGGAGCAGCCGTCGACATAGGTAAAAGTATTGTAGGTAGCATTGGCGGGTTCCTAGGTATTAACTCACCGTCTAAGGTGTTCATAGGAATAGGCGAGAGTATTATTGAAGGCCTAGCAATGGGTCTTGACCGTACCGGCATGTCCGATACTAGTGCCACTAACCTGGCACAAAGTACCACAGATACCTTTACCCGATCACTCCAAAGCTTATCCGACTCATTAAACTTTAGTACCGAGTTCAATCCAACCATAACCCCAGTGCTAGACCTGACTAATGTTAGAGTCGGCGCTAGAGAGATAAACGGATTGATTAGTTCAACCGATGGTATTAACGCCACCGTTTCAACTGGACAGGCTCAAACTATTGCAGTAACAGAGTTGAATCCTAATTCGATACCGACACTTCAAAATGGTAGTAAAGAGGTTAAGTTTGAGCAGAATATTTATGCTCCTACTGAATTATCAACGTCAGATATCTATCGTCAAACACGAAATCAAATAACATTAGCAAAAGAGGAGTTAAGTATCTTATGAAAGTAACTGGAGTAGAGCTATCTTCTGATAATGCTAACATTGTTAATTTTGGAATGGCTGATGTTTTGTCATCAGATAAGTATTTGATTAAAACAATTATTGGATTGGACGCAGACGAAGTAATTCGAAAGTTTTACGCGTTTGCGTCCAATTCAAACGCTAAATTTTATAACTTCAGTATGAAAAAGCGAGAACTTACGTTCCGTATTATACTGAATCCAAACTATTCTATAAATGAAGACTTCTCAGACATTAGAGACGACATTTATAGAAGCATATCGTCGAGCCGAACCGGACTTATTAATGTGTTATTTAGAGCCGGAGGCGCGGCGGTAGCGCAGATATCTGGATACTTCACAAAATTTGAAGTTCCATACTTTTCAAATGTACCAGAGATTCAAATCACATTAAACTGTGATGACTTTATGCTTAGAGGGTATAACCCAGTCGAACTAGAGGCCGCTACATTAGGAACAGGGAGTCATATCTATGTTTCTGATAGCATTTCGACAGCTCCGCATGGTATGACGCTGAGTGTAGATTACACTAGTTCATCTAGTTACTTTAAGATAACTGATGACATTTTAGATTCAGCCTGGGAGTTTAAAGTTACACCATCTGGTGGATTCTTAAATGGTGATACTTTGACAATCTCAAGCGAGTACACTTCACGTAACGTTTACCTAGTTAGAGGTGGAACAACTATTCCTTTAATGGATAGGATTTCGCCAACATCTACATGGCCTATTATATTCCCAGGTTCTAATGAGTTTGATGTTTACGATAAAACTAAATTCAGTTGGTCCTATATTTCATACTACCCAGCTTATTGGGGTTTATAATTATGGACCTTTTTAGATTTTCGAATGGTGATGTAAACTTACTTTACGGAGAACCAGTTAGTAACTATGATAGTATTATGTGGATTGAACGGTATAAAGAAGCTGGTGAATTTACACTAACTGCAAAACTCAGTTCTGGTATAATTGGATTATTACCACTAGGCTCCATTCTATCACACGCAAAGACCTATGAGGCCTGTATCGTTGAGAATATAGAGATTAGTGAGTCAGCATCGGCTGACCCAATGGTTAAAATTACTGGACGTAGTCTGCTTAGTTATTTAGAACATCGTATTGTTGGATTAGGTTGGGCAGAAGTCGAAACTCCTACAGTACCGTATACGCAATATGAACTATCAGCTAATGGAGTGAGTTATCAGATACAAACTTTAATAAATCAGCATATATCAGAACTTGATAGTTATCTAGTATGTCAAAATGGTGCTACTGGTTCTAGTTCTGGAACAGTTAGAATTATAAAAAGACAGAGTGTATATAAAGCTGTTTTAGATCTATTAGGATTAGAAGACTTAGGTATTCGCGTTGTTAGACGAAATTCTGATGGAGCTTTTGAATCAACTTCGCTTACAAAATCATTATTCTATATTCATTCTGGTAATGATCTTACTAATAGTGTTATATTCTCATGGGATTATGGTGAGTTAGAAAGTGCTAGTTACTTATTTAGTATAAAAAACTATAAAAATGTAGCACTTGTTCAGGGTAAGTACGTTGAAGCCGTTGTCTATGACTCACCAATTTCTGAAGAGCCATATGACAAGCGAGTAATGCTAGTAAACGCAAGTGATATTGATGAAGCTTTAACTACTGTACCAACGGGAACTGAATTAGCTGATATAATAGCAGCAATGGGAACACGTGGACGTGAGGCTTTAGCGAATCAGCGCATACTAGATATTAGCAACGTCGATCTTTCAAAAACTACATCTTATAAATACCGAACTGATTATGACATTGGTGACATTGTATCTATTTCTGGAAACTATGGAATAATTGAACCGCGCCGTGTAATTGAGTTCGTTGAGATTGAAGACGAAAACGGTGAAACCGGATACCCAACATTATCAGTACTTTAAGCTCAGGAGATTAGAATGACAGCGTTTCAAGCAGCCTTATTTGGCGTTATAACAACTTTTATTGCCTCGTCTGGTTTTTGGACATATTTGCTTGCACGCAGAGACAAAACTAGCTCATCGTCAAAGTTGTTGTTAGGGTTAGCACATGATAGAATAATACATCTAGGTTTGCGATATATCAACGAAGGTGGTATATCTAGAGAGGCTTATGAAGATTTACATAAGTTTCTGTACGTCCCATACAAAAAAATGGGCGGGAACGGAACCGTAGATCGTATTATGGAAGAAGTTGAAAAGTTACCAATATTAACAAATAGATATGTATCAGGAGAAAAATAAAATGGATAATACTAAACCTATGCTTTCCGATAAAACTTACAAACTTTTAAAATGGTGTGCTCAAATAGTTATGCCAGCTTTTAGTTCACTATATTTTGGATTGGCTCAAACCTGGTCATTTTTACCAGCAGCTGAGCCTGTGATTGGTACTTGTGCCTTATTGACAACTTTTATTGGTGTCACACTCGGCATTAGTGCAAAGTCATACAACAGTTCAAATGACGGAGAACTATCTGTTGTGCTTAAAGAAGACGGAACTAAAGTATTTACTTTAGACGTCAAAGATGACCCAGAAAAATTATTAGATAAAACCGTAGTTATGTTCAAAGTGATAAAGTAGTCCTCGCCATATATACAACGGCTATAATAGGAAACTACTGAAAGGTTATTATGAAATTTAGGAAAGAAACAAAATTAGATAAAGTAGTAAATAATGTATATGAAGAATTACTGATCAATACGCCAGAAACCCAGGAGTTTAAACAACAAATAGAAAACTTAGAAAGATTGATCGCGTTAAATAATAAGAAAACGCGGGTAAGTCCAGATACGGTTGTATTAGTTGTTGGAAACCTACTAGGAATACTGGTTATTGTGATGTATGAAAATAAACACGTTTTTACTAGTAAAGCGTTAAGTTTCACACTAAAACCAAAAAACTAAAGGTATTTTAGGATATAGGAGCTGTATTAGACTTAAAAGGTCTTTTACAGCTCCTTTATTCTTTCAAAACCACGCAAACTATACAAGTGCTATATTTTTTTGCACTTTACGAAAAAAACTACCTTCTAAAATGCGTTCTAAGCGGTTTAAATTTAAAAGATGTATGAATGTGCCAAAAATGGGGTATAAGCGCTTAAAACGGATTTTAATGGCCTTTTAGCGGAATATGTTGTTTTTGGCATAAATTTTTACCCAGAAGGACCTTTTAGATCAATGTTTTACATATTCTCGCAGAAATTACAGGCCCTATAATAGAGTGTAAACTAACAAAGGAGAATCATGGAAAATCAAGAAATTGAATCACAACAGGAATTCAACGGATATATCGCACTAGCATTGATTGCATTAGCAATCTCTGGTAGCGCTCTTATCGGTAAGAAGATCTGGACGAAGTTCAAAAAGAAGAATAACCAAGAAGAAATCTGATATACACAATAAAAGGACTGAACCCCTTAAACAAGGGTTCTTTTCTTTTTTCGAAAAGGAAATTAAGATGCTCTACGATTTTAGAGACCCAAGCTATATTTACAAATCAGATGACGGTAAACTTTTAAGTGCTAAACCAGAAATGATTATTACTAACACGTGTGTTGGATGCGCGAAAAAAAATAAAATTTTAATTAATGAGAAAGATTTTAAAGAGTGGAAGGGTACGTCTGAAGTTAATAAGAAAATGGTTCAGCACGTATTTCTTTGGTTAACCGTAAATCAAAAAGAATTACTTATAACAGGAACCCATACTGATTGTTGGGACATGATATTTGCAGAAAGATGACCTCGCCAATTCTACAACTCCTATAGTAGAAGGGAGCGGATTGGTAACGATCTACTTATGGCGATAAGCCAGTCTTTCTTTTTTCAAACCTAGGAGATTATATGATAATTAGATTTTATAAAAGTGAGCGTTATGGTTTTTTTAGTTTTTTGTTTGACATATTGGCCACTATCTTTACCGGTGGCTTTTGGTTGATCTGGATTTTTATACGAGAGATGAGAAAAAAGTAAAATGAACGCACAAGACGTTTTAATTAGAACTAATCAGTTTTTAAACAAAAATAAAACAACTATACTAACTTCTTTAGCCATTAGTGGTGTCGTTGGTATTATTGCTTTGGCGACAAAAGCTACGTTTGAATCGGCCAAAGAATTAGAAGAGGCTAGTATCCCAGAAGATGCTAGCGTAAAAGAAAAAGCAAAAGTTGTTTGGAAGAACTATATTCCGACAGCAATTGTTGGTTCGGCTACTATTGGGTGCATCGTCGCTGCGCAAAAAGTAGGCGCTAAAAAAGCAGTGGCTGCACAAGCAGCATTTGTAGTATCTGAACGCCTGTTCAGCGAATATAAAGAAAAAGTCGCCGAGCAGATCGGCACTAAAAAAGAAAAAGCGATTCGTGACGCAATCGCACAGGATAAAGTAACTAAAGATAACCCCGATAGTAAACAAGTAATAGTAACAGGCTCTGGTGTCGTTCTATGCTGCGAGGGATATACTGGACGATATTTTAATAGCGATATGGAATCACTTAGAAAAGCGGAGAATACAATCAATGCAAAGCTTAACTCACATGACTACGCGTCATTGAGTGATTTGTATTACTTATTAAAGCTTCCCGAAACGTCTGTGTCTGATAAGATTGGCTGGGATTCTGGACGATTACTAGAACTAGACTTTTCAACAACGTTAACGCCAGCAGGTCAACCCTGTTTGGTATTCAACTATAACTACGTAAGACCAGCATAACGCATGAATTACAAGTCCTATAATAGAGAAACTAAAGGAGAAACATGGATAACAAATTTAATATTGATTTCGATAAATCAACGCACAAAATTGGGTCTGGCCTAATTTCCGTCCCATTGACGGTATTAGCAGGGAAATTTGGTACGTTCATTTACAAGAAAATTGTAATTAAGATTGTAGAGAAGAAACTAAGCAAGTAAATCTAAAAGACTAGTCTATGAGAAATCATGGGCTATTCTTTTTCGAACAAAGGAAAAAAATATGTTAAAGCGAGAAATTATCTATGAAAACTATGACGGTGAAACAGTAAGTGATACTTACTACTTCAACCTCACAAAGTCAGAAATTTTGAGTTTAGAAGCCAGTTATAATGGCGGATTGGATGCGGCAATCAAACGCATCGTTGACGCTAAAGATAGTATGGCACTAATTGCTGAGTTTCAAAGGATTATTCTTTTGTCTTATGGTATTAAGTCAGAAGATGGTAAGCGATTCATTAAGAGTGACCAGTTGCGAGACGAGTTCTCACAAACGGCCGCATATGATGTATTGTTTATGGAACTAGCGACTAACGACAAGTTAGCGGCAGACTTCATGATTGGTATCATGCCGAAAGACCTGGCGAAAGCCGCAGAAGCACAACAACAGCAATTAGGAGCCTAATATGGATTACCCAAGCAACAGTAATAAAGCTAATGATAAGAAGATTCCAGAGAAAAAAGTTGAGAAAGTTGTTACGGGTGCCGTTATCTCCAAGAAGAAGTCGACCGGTAGCAAGTTCAAAAGCGTATTCTTTGGCGGCGAGTTTAAAGGCGCATTCCGTTATATTTTAGCGGATGTACTTTTACCAGCCACAAGAAACTTGTTGGTAGACGCAACCACCAAAGGTATCGAAACGATTGTCTACGGAGAATCTCGACGAACACAGCCACGTCGTGCGCCAGAATACTCGAATCGAGTGCAATACAATCGACCCGTAAATCGCGGTGTAGACCCTTTTGAGCGTGACCGTCCGTTCATGCCTGGCCAGAGAACATCTAAGCCATTTCGGACGGAAACACGCCAATCGACAAGTGACATTATTTTAGCATCCCGAGAAGAAGCTGATTTGGTGTTAGAGCGTTTGATTGATATTGTTGATCTGTACGATGTGGTATCACTAGCGGATCTTTATGATCTTGTCGGATTACCCTCGACACACACGGATAACAAATGGGGTTGGACCTATTTGAACAACGGGTTAGTAACACAAGTACGTGAAGGTTTTCTACTTCAACTACCGCCAATGGAGGCAATTTAATGAACTTGGAACGAATTAGTTCTAGTGTAACCAAATTTGCAAGTGAGCAAGTGTTATTGCTAAAGAAAAATAGCCCGCACATTGCTTTTGGTGTTGGTATCGTTGGCGTTTTAGCTGGTACAGTTTTAGCGTCAAAAGCCACACTTAAAGTTGCGGATACTTTTGAAGATCTTCAGGATGAGATCGAAGATATCAAAGAGCACAGTCCTCAGGAAGATAAAAACAAAGATCTAGCTCGTGCTTATATTGCTAGTAGTATTGTGTTAGCTAAAGCTTATGCTCCAGCAGCGATTGTTACTGGTTTGTCGATTGTAGCCTTAACGGGATCGCATGTTGAGCTAACTAATCGAAATAAGTCGCTTACGGTTGCGTATGCAACTCTTCATAATGCATATAACGCATATCGTGGACGAGTTAAAGATAAGTATGGATTAGAAGAAGAGCTTGATATTTATCATGCTGTTAAAGTTGAGAACAAAGGTACAAAGCAAGAAGTAAAACTTGCCGATCCAAACAACTTCTCTCCATACGCTCGATTCTTTGACGAGGCTAGCACTGAGTGGACGAAGGACCCGGAAATGAATAGGTTATTTGTTACATGCCAGCAAAATTACCTAAATCACATTCTACAAGTCCGTGGACACGTGTTCCTAAACGAAGCATACGACGCTTTGGGTCTGGAGCGCAGCTCAGCAGGTGCCGTTGTTGGTTGGGTCATTAGTCAAGATAGTGACAACTATATCGACTTTGGCATTTTCGAGGCTCAGAATGCTCGATTCATCAATGGTATAGAACGTAGCATATTACTAGACTTCAACGTCGATGGAGTCATTTACGATAAGATTGGTAGGAAAAAATAATGGAAGATAATTACAATACCAACCACAGCTCAGCAACAGCTCCACTAATTAGTGGGGTTGTTGGCTTTGCTATTGGTTTTGGAGTATGTTGGTATAAGACCAAAAAAGAAAAAGATGAACTAAATCAAATGCTTAATGACCTAAGTGAGCAGTTTGCAGAGTTGCGCAATTCGTATTTTGGTGAGGACTCATATGAGTCTTTTGATAAAGTTGTCGAAGAGTCAATTCAATTAGAATTAGATCTTGGCGCTGATTTGAGTCATGGTCGTCCTTACAATAACGTATTAAATCAACCGCAAGATCCTGCGGAAATCGTAGTTGAACACCAACCAAATTTTGTTAATATATTTACAAGTGAGGGTGTTAGTATGGATTGGGACTATGAGTTAGAAAAAGAAAACAGGACTATGGATAAACCCTATATTCTACACCAAGACGAGTACTTCTCAAAAGAAACAGAATACTCTCAGAGTACTTTAACGTATTACTCTGGTGATGATATTCTTGTCGACGAGCAGGAAGTTCCGATTTACAACTATAAAGCTGTTGTCGGTGATCTACGATTTGGGCATGGTTCTGATGACCCGAATGTAGTATATGTTCGAAACGATAAGCTATCTGGGGAATATGAAGTTATTAAAGATTCAGGACTTTATGAAATAGAAGTTTTGGGTAACGAGTACGAATCGATTCTAGAAAAGCACGATTTGAAACCAAATGTAATGAAGTTTAGGGACGAATAATGTCAACTGAGCCTCTTGAGAATCTATATTTCAACTGGCTCTGCAATGCAGTGAATAACGTGAAAGTTCCAACTCCATCTTTGACATATTATAATCTCCTACGAACACTACACAAAACCGAATTTATTTGGTTTGTAGCTGGGGATGATAATCGTGCCGAAGATGGAGTTGAACTACGCATACAATTTTTGATTTTGGGGGATATTCCGGATGATCCAGAATGGCGATCAATTGGTTGTTCTCTGTTGGAAATGCTTATAGCGTTTTCTCGCAGGGCAGAGTTTATGACTGATTCATCGTCATATTTTTGGTTTTGGCATTTTATAAGAAATTTAAACCTATACGACTATAATGATTCAGTTGATTATGACGAATACGAAGTTATGCACATTTTAAATAGATTTATATCACGAGAATACGAACCTGAAGGATATGGTGGTATACTACCAATCCCAGAGTCAAATAGAGACCAGGCAAACGTAGAACTTTGGTATCAGTTTTGCCAGTATATAAGTGAAGTAGAATATGACGATTGCAATATGTGAAAGGAGATATATTTGGACTTTTATAAGATCCTACTTAAAGTTAAAAAAGACGGAACAGTCCAAGTGTATCCAGATTGGCAGGTAGATAATTCAAAAGACTTAATGGTTCAAGGAAAATCGTTTTATGCTTTTTGGGATGCTAATAATAAAGTGTGGTCTAGGGACGAGTTTAGACTTCGGCAGATGATTGATGCTGACTTGTTTAAGTACGCCAAAGAAAATATAGAAGACAACATTCCGCATGAGATTTTGACCGTTCAAAGTTTTAGCACAAGAATGTGGGAGACATTCAATAAATTTATTAAAAACTTTCCAGACAACTCGCAACCGTTGGATACTAGTTTAACTTTTACTAATACTGAAGTTAAAAAAGGTGACTATGTCAGTAAACGATTAAGTTATGCACTTGAGGCTGGTAAAACAGATGCCTGGGACGAAGTGGTGCAGACGCTATATTCTGAAAACGAGCGTGACAAGATTGAATGGGCCATTGGCGCTATTGTATCTGGAGACTCAAAGACCATTCAAAAGTTTTTAGTTTTCTATGGTCCTCCTGCAAGTGGTAAATCAACAATTTTGAATATCATCGAAAAGTTATTTCATGGATATACAACGACATTTGATGCCCGAGCACTTGCAAACGGTAGTTCATCATTTTCTACAGACGTATTCAAGGGTAATCCACTAGTAGCTATTCAGCATGATGGTGACTTATCTAAGATCGAAGACAATGCTAAACTAAACTCAATCACGTCGCATGAAGATATGACCATGAACGAGAAGTACAAACCGAGTTATACAGCGAGAGTTAACGCATTCTTATTTATGGGAACAAATAAACCTGTTCAGATTACGGATGCTAAAGCTGGAACAATTAGGCGTTTGATTGACGTTCATCCGACTGGGACTAAGATATCCCCAGAACGATATCACGTTCTTATCGAACAGATAAACTTTGAGCTAGGTTATATTGCCAAAAAGTGTCTAGACAAATATAAGGCTATGGGTAAGTACTATTACAATAACTATAAGCCAGTCACGATGATGTATCAGACAGATGAGTTTTACAACTTTATATCTGCGCATTACGACATATTTAAAGCAGAAGACGGTATTAGCCTAAA